AGATGGTCTCCGTCTTTTCTTGAGCCAGTATCATCTATTAAGTTATGTTGTTTCCATTGTTGTGTGTATTTGTATGGGTCAGAAGAACTCTTATGTAACTCACTAACAATAGGTTCTTCTGCAATTATATTCTCACACTCCAAAACATAATCAATTAATTTTTTATTAAATTCTGGAGTGCCATCATTTGACACATAGATTGGTGCATAGATTCTAGGACCAAAATTGGTTACAGGTTTCTTTCCTCTCCAAATAAATGCTTTACCCATATTATTCTCCCAAAATTGGATCTTCTTCTTCAGTTGAGTTTTTTGGAATATGAACTAATTGGTCAATCTCTGGTAGATACAAATATTCAATATCAGACCTACGTAGTGTATCGATTGCATCATCAATCGTTTCAACCAATGGGTCACCGCCAAGGTTGAATGATGTATTAAACAAAATTGGTACACCAGTCTTTTCGTGAAACTTCTCAATCAATTCATAATAATGTTTGTTCTGCTCTTTTGTGACAGTTTGAATACGACATGTACCATCAACGTGAATGATTGAAGGAATAATTTTCTCAACTCCAGGTTGGCAGTTAACGGCATACATCATGAACGGAGTATCTTCCATACCACGCAGGTCAAAATATTCATGCACGTGTTCAGCCAAAACTGTACCTGCAAATGGACGGAACCATTCACGGTGTTTAACTTCATTCACTAAGTCTTTACCGTTTTCAACAGTTGGGTCGAACATAAGTGTTCTGTTACCTAATGCACGTGGGCCAGCTTCTGAACCACCTTGATACAATGCAACAATATTCTTTTCACGGATTAAATCAATTATTTCATCTTTGGTAATATCACGCATAGACTCACCATCCGATTCATCCAAATTAATATTGTATCCAGTTGTCTCAAAATAATTTGGACCATAATAGATACTGTTTTGTTTACGGATTGTTCGGTCTTTTGTAATTTCGTGGTGTACATACTTTGCAGCACCAATAGAAGTACCGCCATCATGGCTGATTGGCTCATTGTAAATCTTTACACCTTCTGGTAACTGTGACAAGTAATAGTAGTTTGCAACACAGTTGAGACCAAAACCACCAGCAAGAACAACATTCTTAGAACCAGTAACTTCAATTGCTTTCTTAATTAAACGCAACACTTGTTCTTGTGTTGCCTTCTGTACTGCATAAGCCAAATCTTTTCTTACTTCCAAATTATCTGTATTTAAATATGGAAAACCCATAGCATCGATGTGAGCACCATTTGGGTAATTTGGCACAAACAAATTGCGGTTACTCAAATGGCGACCTTCTTCACCATGGAAGATGAAAGGAATATTTGGATTCTCTTTGCCATATGGTGCAAGACCCATGGCTTTACCAGCTTCAATGAATGGGAAACCACAGTAATTTGTCATTGCTTCATAACACTTGGTGATACCAGGCCTGTCTGAGAAAATCACATCATGCAAGTCATCGGGTTTGCCTCTGAAAGCATGTGGTACTTGAATCTTCTCGAATGTAGTTTGTGGGCCACGTAGACCAATGTGTTTATACTTGGTTACGAAATCATTTGGATAAGAAGCATGGAAAATAGTTTCTAATTCCCAACCAATACTATCATCACCCAATGGAACAAAAGTACCAGCACCATCAACAATAACGCAAGCTGCTTCTTCAAAACCTGAATTATAAAAAGCACATGCGGCATGCATTTCATGGTGAAGCAAACCCATGTCAATTACTTGTGGATGAATTTTTGATTGATTTAGTTTATACTTTGGATTTTGTTCAATCAATCCAATTTTACGTGCAAAACCGGTGTACATGTCATCACCAGTAAAATCAATTCTACCTGAAGCTTCTAAGGGTTGTGTGTGTGCAACAACCAAGTAATCAATTTTATCAGTATACTCTTTAATCTTCAACATGCCGGCAAAAGGACCGCCATCATATTTTTTACGACTCAGACGTTCTTCTTCAAGATAGAATACGACTTCACCATCTTTTAATAGTACTGTTGCGCCATTGTGGCCACGTGTAATACCTGCAATCCATTGTGTCATAATTTATTCTCCAACTTTCTTCTTAATATCCGCCATAATTTTGGCAATAACTTCTCTTGTTTCAGATTCACTAAATGACATAGCCATATCATTCAAACGGCCTGCCTCGTATGAACCAAATTCACATATACGAATTGGATCATATCTACGTTCAAATCCTTTTTTCTCAATAATATTGAAATGATTAGGATAACTTACATTGACTGGAAATGTTGCACCACAGATTACTGTTCCTGGTTTACTGTATCCATATGCAAAATGTTGGCCAACAGAATCACAACCAACAAAGTAATCAATCTGTTCAATGATTGCTGCCCATTTACGTAGTGTCAGATTTTTAGGATTCATAGTGATATCATCACCAGGTACCTGGAATTCTGCCATGGAAATGACATTGTATTTCTTTTTGATTTCTTTGGCAAGTTCTAGATAAAACTTGTGTTCCATACTACGACTGCCATGGTCATAAGTGATGTTTAAATTTTCATCATTAACTACACCACGACCATAAGGTTGAATAAGAACCGTTTTCTTTTTGCCGTGTTGTTTTTTGGCCTCAGCGATAACAGAAATAGCAGTGATTTCTTCTTCTTTATTGAGTGTAAGTTTTACACCATATTTGTCTGCGGTATCATAAGAACCATTCAGAATTTTATCTACAGCCTGTGCAATACTTGCCTTTTGGTTGTAGTAGTCATGTACACGGTATGGTTCAACAGTAATAATTTCACCACCACGAATAACATTTTCAAACAGACCTTTGGTATTCGAATCAAATGTGCGGTCTTGGAGAATCTTGTTACCCCAAACAAAATCCAAACCACCTTCAGTAACAATATAGTTTTCGGGGTTGTTGAGAATGAACTTCTCTAATGCCGGAATTGAACAAATCATACGGCCGGCACCGCCATTGACAAAGGCTATTTTATACATAATATCTCCAAAGTTTCAGATAACGAACTATCAATTAATCTACTAATATATAGGTGGCTTATAAATACATAAACCACACAAGAATATTCTTTTCCACCACACTATGTGACCTATATCAAATGGCAAATACTTTTACCGGTTATTATTCGACAACGACCACATACCAAACGAACGACCATGCTGTTTATGGTGGAAAACTCTACAAAGCACTAACAACAAACTTAGGTGCTTCTCCAGTATTGAATCCTGGTGCATGGGCAATTGCATCTAATACCTTTACTTATAAGAGTAATTGGACAGCAAACACAACCTATAATTTAGGAGATACTGTAAGGTATGCAAACGTATCATTTTTATTAGTGGGTGGTACCAGTGATAATGAAACACCTGGAGTTATTAACAGTAACTGGAAAGTTTTTAACAGCGATTATAAAAACATTGTAACATCACAAGCTGGTGATATGCAATATGAGGGAACAACTTTACCACAAAGAATACCAGTTGGAAATACTAATCAAATTCTTGCAATCTCAGCAAATGGTACTCCAGTCTGGTTAAAATTGTCGGATACAGTTGCAACAGGAAACACAAATCAAGTTTTAACATTGGCATCCAACGGCCAAGTATATTGGAAAAATTCAGCTATCACATCAAATCTTGGTGACCTCCAATATCAAGGTGCAAATGGTGTCTACATATCCTTACCTGTTGGTGCTAACGGAACAGTATTGAGAGCAAATGCAAATAACTACCTATATTGGTCAGATTTAAAAACTGAGATAACAACACCAGTTAACCAATCAATCAGCGACTTATCAAATACTGTTAACACTAATTACACATCAGTTACTTACAAAGACTTTTTTATGGGATCAATATGACATTACGTGAACAAATTGCAGATAAACACGAAGCAGCAGAAAAAACAAAATTTGTAGAATTTCTTTTGATTGGCAAAATACCAAAAAAAATGTATGCAGAGTACCTGCACAACCAGTACCTGTGTTACAGAGTAATGGAAGAAAAGGCTAAAGAACAAGGTTTACTTTCAGACATGCCAGAACTATGGCGTGCAGATAAAATGAAAGAGGACTTAGATGAATTGGCAGAAGGTGATTTTGTGCCTCAAAATTCCACAATTCAATACATGAATTATGTTACCGCAGAACCAGTTAATCTATTGGCACACGTTTATGTCAGACACTTTGGTGATATGTATGGTGGCCAGATGATTAAGAAAGTAGTACCTTCAAGTGGTAAAATGTATGAGTTTGAAAATCGTAAAGAGATGATTGATAAGATTCGACCAATGTTAACAGAAGACCTAGGTACCGAAGCAAACAAGTGTTTCGATTTTGTCATTCAACTATTTAATGAGTTAGAACATGAGTACCATCTTTAATCATTTGGTGGAACTATCAAGGTCTATACACAAAAAAATCAGTAAAGGTTCTGTTTTGGTCGATGAAGGTCACTCATTTGATTGGCCAAACTATGTATACACATCTGATAAGTTTCGTAGAGCTCACTTAGATATTGTGGATGCACGTGATACAAAAAAATTGTTCATGATGCATCTCTGTATATTTCCACATTACAAAGACCCCTCGCCAATTTTTGGTCTAGACTTGATTGCAGGACCAAATAAAATTACTGGTGCATTTCATGATTTTAGTATGAATGATAACCATGAAATGTCTAAGTGGTTTCAAAATCGTGTTAAAGACTTCGAGTGGTCTAAACCTAGACAGTTACCAGATTGGGCCAAGAATATCTTTTCACCATCTATGGTGGCTGCAGGTAACATACAAGATGAAAAAGAACTCGATACCTTTATCGCACTTGTCGATGAAACTATAAACTACTATCTTGAAAATGTTGGTACTACATATGTGCCAATATCCTATCATAGTCACATTAAAGAACAACAAAACTACTACTGCCACAATCAAAAACAAAATCCACATACACCGAGAGTTATGGAAAGTCTAGGATTAGATGCAGATACAGTAAAGATGTTCATTCAGGATTGTTTGTTTCCAGAGAATAACTAAATACCGAGATACATTCGGGGTAAAAAAACATGGCAATTACAACTAGAAAAGATTTTACCGATTACTGTTTGCGCCGCCTTGGTGCACCTGTCATTGATATCAATATTGATGAAGAACAAATCCAAGACAGAATTGATGATGCGTTACAGTATTGGCAAGACTACCACTTTGACGGTCTACAGAAAGTTTACTGGATCCACAAGTTAACTGACCAAGATGTGGCCAACAAATACATTGATGCCTCACAGGCTTTAGATAGAAGCAACTCACATATTGAGATTGCTGGTATTACACGAATCTTTCCATTAACAGATTCTCAGGCAAGTATCAGTATGTTTGACTTGCGTTACCAACTACGTTTAAATGAACTGTATGACTTCACATCAGCGTCCTACATCAACTACACACTAACTCAACAACATTTACGTTCTTTAGAACTTATGTTCACAGGTGAAGTTCCAATCAGATTCCAAAGACACATTCAAAGATTGTATATCGATTGGGCATGGGGTAAGTACCAAGCACCAGCAGGTCAAGTTGTTGTTGCCGAAGCCTATGCAGTTATTGATCCAACACAATTTACATTGGTCTGGAATGACCGATGGTTAAAAGAATATGCAACAGCTTTGATTAAGAGAAGTTGGGGTAATAACATGAAGAAATTTGATAACATTCAATTACCAGGTGGTGTTACGTTGAATGGTACAAAAATCTATGAAGAAGCTGCAGCGGAGATTGAACGTTTAGAAAAAGAAATGGAAACCAACTACGGTGCTCCTTTAGAGTGGTTCTTAAACTAATATGGCAACAAATCCCTATTACAATAGTTACAACGCCAAGTATACTGACCAAAGGTTAATTGAAGACTTGCTCGTTGAATCCATCAAGTTGATGGGGTTTGATGCTTTCTATCTTCCAAATAACAATGACGAAGCACGTGACTTATTGTATGGTGAAGATCCAGTTAAGAAATTTTCAACTGCATTTCCACTTGAAATGTATTTGTCCAATGCATTGAATTACAATGGAGAAAGAGAATTCTTTTCCAAGTTTGGACTTGAGATTCGAAATCAAGTATCAGTAATACTATCTAAGCGTTCGTTTGCACAAAGAATTCCACAGAACACATTTACAAGACCACGTGAAGGTGACTTGATTTATATTCCATTTGCAAACGGAACTGGTGAACTATATGAAATCAAATTCACCAACCAAAACAAAGACATGATGATGTTAGGTCGACAAGTACCATTTTTCTATGAATTAGAACTAGAGAAATTCAAGTACTCACAAGAAGAAATCACTACTGGTATTCCAGTTATTGATGAAGCGGCTACAAACTCAGCATACAACATTACACTCAACGTTGGCAATGGAGTTGGGAATTATATGTTAGGTGAAATTGTATATCAATCTAATGATGGCACATTGGCCAATTCATACACATCAGCTATCGTACAGTCTTGGGATTTTGTAAGTAAAGAATTGATTGTTTCAAATATTCAAGGTGAATTTAGAAACGCAGTTATCGTAAAAGGAAATCAAAGTAATACCACAAGAACTGTTGGAAACTATGATGCTTTAACTCCATCAGTTAAAAATGAACAATATGATAACTCATATATAAACACCCAAGCAAATAATATAATCAGTACAGCGGAAATCAATCCGTTTGGTTCAATCTAATGGCAAACACATTTTACAATAGAAGCATTCGAAAATTAACGGTTGCCTTTGGTAATCTTTTCGACAATATTACTTTGGTGCGATACAATCCCGATTTGACCGAATCGGAAAGATTTATTATTCCTATCACATATGCAAACAAAGAACTATATGTGCAAAGACTTGAAGCTGATTATGACTTAGATAAAAAAGTACAAATCACTTTGCCAAGATTTTCTTATGAAATGACAGGGTTTACATATGATGCTACACGTAAACAAAATACCAATATAAGAAATTTCTCACAGACAACAACAGGTACTGTAGGACAATATAATCCAGTACCATATAATTTTGATTTTAATCTGTATTTGTATGTGCGTAATATTGAAGATGCTTCACAAGTTATAGAACATATTTTGTCATACTTCACACCAGATTATACCGTAAAACTTAATATGATACCTGAAATGGGTATTGTTAAAGAAGTTCCAATCGTATTAAATTCTACCAACCAAGATATTAAATATGAAGGTGGTCGTGATTCTGATACTAGAATGATTATTTGGACACTAAACTTTACTGTTAAAGGTTTCATCTTTGGTCCAGTATCACAAACAAATGTAATTACACGTTCAATTACAAATGTATATAATTTGATTACAGATACAGACCAAGCTTTATTCACAATGAATCCAGCTGGAAATGGAACTTATTTGCGTGATGAGGTTGTATATCAAGGTTATTCTCTTGCAACTGCCACAGCAACAGCAAGAGTAGTTGTTTGGAAAAATAATAATTTAACTTTGACAAACATCAAAGGACATTTTGTTTCTACAATGCCAATTGTTGGCTCACAAACCAATTCAAATTATTCATTTACTTCACACAATATGATACCTAGAAAATTGATTAACATTGATATTACACCAGATAGTCCAACAATGAATGCCACAAATTGGACGGCCAATACTGTTATTACAGAATATTAACAAAAGTGACTTAATATGAACGAATTGAATAAAAACTTATCTGATATCTTTAACGTTATGCCAATTGACGAAAAGAAAACCAAAGGCGAAGTTGTAACAACACACTACAACGAACCAAATATGGACCAAGATTTGACTGATGCATACCAACAGTCAAAAGAAAATCTGCAAGGTATCATAGATTCTGGTAAAGATGCAATGGAAGAAATTTTACAGATTGCAAAAGCAGGTCAACACCCAAGAGCATTTGAGGTTTATGGTGGTTTACTAAAAAACTTGGTTGATGCCAATAAAGAACTGTTGGCCATTCAGAAACAAATTCGTACTATGGATGAAACCAAGAAAGAAAGTAAATCACAAACAAATATTGATAAAGCCATCTTCGTTGGTTCAACTACTGAATTACAGAAACTATTGAAAAACAATGGCAACGCCTAAAGAATCGTACCGTGATAATCCCAAATTAAAACGGGTTGGTATTGAATATAACTTCACCAAAGACCAAGTTGAAGAATACTTGAAGTGTGCGGCTGACCCCGTATACTTTGCAAAATACATCAGCATTATATCACTTGACCGTGGTATTGTTCCTTTTGCAATGTATGATTTCCAAAAAGATATGATGAGGACCTTTAATGATAATCGTTTTGTTATCGTTAAGTGTCCTCGACAGGTTGGTAAAACTACAACTGCGGTTGCATATCTTCTTTGGACTGTATTGTTTAAAGATTCTCAGAACATTGCCGTGTTGGCCAACAAAGGCCAAACGTCACGTGACATTCTAGGTAAACTCCAGTTGGCATATGAAAACCTACCAATGTGGTTGCAACAAGGTGTTGTAGAGTGGAACAAAGGTCGTATTGAACTAGAGAATGGTTCAGTCATTGTTGCAAACTCAACCTCATCATCTGCCGCACGTTCTGGTGCATATAACATAGTTTTCTTAGATGAGTTTGCGTTCGTTCCATCTAACGTTGCATATGATTTCATCACTTCAGTCTATCCCGTTATTACATCTGGTACTAAGACAAAGATTCTAATGGTGTCTACACCAAATGGTATGAATTTGTTCTACAAGATGTGGATGGATGCCGTTGAGAAGCGTAGCAACTATACACCATTTGAAATTCATTGGTCTATGGTTCCAGGTCGAGATGATGCCTGGAAAGAAGAAACGATTCGTAACACTTCTGAACGTCAGTTCCAACAAGAGTTTGAAACTGAGTTTTTAGGTTCATCAAATACTTTAATTTCTGCCAAAAAGTTACAAGAAATTACTTATATCAATCCTATTACAGAACATGATATGTTGAGGATATATGAGGCACCAATTAAATCAGATGAAGTTAATAAGAAAGACCACTTGTATGCAATGTGTGTTGACGTTTCTGAAGGTAAAGGATTAGATTGTTCTTCGTTTACAATCATAGACATATCTAAAACACCTTACAAACAGGTTGCGGCATACAAGTCTTCAACCATTTCGCCAATATTATTTCCAACAATCATCTATAACGCAGCTAGATTATATAATGATGCATATGTATTGGTAGAAATTAACAATACACCGCAAGTAGCAGAAACATTACATTCTGACCTAGAATACGAAAATTTGTGGAAAGTATTTACGGGTAATAAGAAACCACAACAGTTATCAGCTGGTTTTGCCAGAGGTATACAGATGGGACTGAAAATGTCTCCGCAGGTCAAGCGCATTGGTTGTTCGAATCTTAAAGCTTTGATTGAGGGTGACAAACTTATAATTAACGATTTTGATACATATTCAGAGTTAACTACTTTTGTTGCAAAGAAAAACTCTTTTGCCGCAGAAGACGATGCTAATGATGATTTGGTCATGTCTTTGGTATTATTTGGATGGGTAACCACTCAAAAATATTTTAGAGAAATTGTTAATCATGACCTGAGAAAACAAATTCAGGCTGAAAATATGAATCAATTTGATGAAGAAATGGTACCGGCACCAATCATGGATGACACAATGACTTCTTATTCAGATTTAGAACTGATTGATGGTGATTTGTGGGAATCTGGTAACGGTAGTTCCACGTATTCTTCGTTTATGGGAAATTTTAAAAATAATTTGTAAATTTGTCGTTACATAAATATTATCATGGTATTTTAAACGACCACACATATAATAATTCAAGGAGAATAAAATGGCGTTTCAACTCTCTCCAGGCGTAAGTATTTCGGAAGTTGACTTAACAACAATCGTTCCTTCCGTATCTACTACCGCTGGTGCTTATGCTGGATACTTTCGTTGGGGTCCAGTCAACAAAATTACTTTAGTTTCTGACGAAATTATCTTAGCTCAACGATATGGTACGCCTGATTCGAACTCAGCCGTTTCGTTTTTCACAGCGGCAAATTTCTTGTCTTATGGTAATAACTTAAACATTGTTCGTACTGCTGGTCAGTTTGCAAATAATGCTTCAGTTGCCTCAAGTATTAACTTACAAATCAAGAATACTGATACATTCCAGTATACATTCTTGAACCAAAACAACAGTAACGTTTATGGTCCAGTTATGGCAAGATATCCAGGTGCTATGGGTAACTCATTGCAAGTTTCTATTGCAGACTCAAACAACTACAGTTCTTGGGCTTACTCAGGTTACTTCAGTTCTGCTCCAGGCACTTCAGCATTTGCTTCTACAGCAGGCGGCGCAAACGATGAAATTCACATGATTGTTATCGATGCAGGTGGTGCGTTTACAGGTACAAAAGGTACAGTTCTAGAAACATTCCCATTCATGTCTAAAGCATATGATGCTTCAGTAAATGGTAAATCTAATTTCTGGAAACAAGTAATATTTGACCAGTCACGTTACATCTATGTTATGGACCCTCCAAATTATTCAGTTACAAATGCAACTTGGAACAAACCTGCATTAAATAACACTTTTGCAAATTTACCAACACCATACACAGTAACACTCGTTGCAGGTAATGATGATGTTGGTACCACAGCAAACACAGTTTCTGGTTATGCAGAATTTGCAAACAAAGAAGCAGTTAACGTAGATTTGGTTATGACTGGTGGTGCTGACGTAACAACACAACAATGGGTTATTGATAACATTGTGGGTGTTGATATTAACCCAGCAGTTGGTTCACGCCGTGACTGTGTGGCATTTATTTCTCCTCCTATTACTGCGTTTGTTAACAATCCAGGTGGTGAGTTGAGTTTGATTACTACATGGTTATCACAACTATCACGTGCATGTTCATTTGTATTGGCTGA